GTTTGTCCAATGGTTTAAAGCACCATCCCGATTATTTAAGCTTTAGACTTCAAATATTTGACAATCCACCAGTCTGCAATACCCAGTTCAGAATTCTTCTGCTGGGACTTGGTATAGCCAAGAAAGTCCGGCATTTGATCGGTAGCTTCTTGGGCAATAGTCTGAATATTGTCCAGGAAACCTGGGATGTCAATTCCCAGACGGAACTTATCCCTTTTCATGCAAAATTCTGCGAACTCGTCACGTAGAGGATGGTTCTTCACATTCTCTATAATGGATAGCTGTCGCAAAGCTACCATTTTGGGACCCCAAATCTCAGGGTCATAATAACGCTCCTGTTCACACAGCCTACCCAAAGCACGATAGGTTGAGTAAACTCCTGCACATATCCCATTAATTCTATAATCTTTATGATGCCAGCGTCTGAGATATACGCAATCCTGTTTGCTCGCGTACTGCTTGCTGGCATTCATTTCAAGCCCATGTGCAGTATACGAACGCACTACATCCTCCACAGTAATTCCAGGGTAAGTGAGAATACCATCATCACCCAAGCACTGTGAATTTAGGTTAAGTTTTGATCCTGCATGCTGTGCAGCTTCATATTGAAGTGCGCGATGCGCTAATGTTTCATCTGCATTAGTGCCTCCGGATCCAGAAGCCATCCCATGTAGACCACAGCGGACTTTGCCATAGTCATAAGCCAGAGGAATTGAATATTTTATGGGGAATACATCTCTAAGCCACCAATCCATTTTCTCCACGTTGGAGCCTTTCGTGAAGATTTCCTGCAGTAAAGTTTGGGCTACATCCTGGAGTGACTTATTAAAGTGTTGGTCAAATTTACTAAAGTCCGTACAAACAACCAAGTCATCTGCACCCTTCGTATCAAACATGCGTGTGATACGCTCGTCGACAGACTCCATGCTTACCCAAGCAGGTACTAAATTGCGGTTTTGGCATGCCTCTATTAGTGGCTGGTATGCTTGTAATTCACAGATGTTTACACCAAAGGGGAACATCCAAACAACCCTCTGTTTCACATCTTCATCTGTGGGGCCACCTTCCTGACCTCTCCAACCCAATACTGCACACGATACCCAACCGTTTGTCCAACCATTAGGTTGATGTGCGTAATTGAACTTCTTGGCACCCTGGTATAAATACCAGTAGGGTTGACGTCCAAATGTAACGCAGTAGATAGTCTTATTGACTACATTTCTACGTTTGGTGAAGAACGGAGAGCCAGAATTAGTTGACTTCTTCATTAGACGCACTGTTTCAGATTGGCGTCTCAATTGCAGTCCGCGGATAGACGCAAACTCTGCTAACACAGCTTTGACCGCACTGTGATCAACAGGTTTTGACGGTAGGAGAATATCGTCATAGTAATGATCAATGTCATCCATACGCTCAGACAACGGTTTCATGACTGACATCGGTCCGACCTTTTCCCGCAGGTCGTTTTCAAAATCCACAAGCGTAGGCCACGCGTCAGATAATTGGTTCAACGTGGGTTCCCAATCGCTAAGGACTTTCTTTAGACTACTTCCTTTTGCAAAAGTAGTACGGTACTCATCAGGCTGTCCTCTTCTGACTATGTCAAAATAAGACCTCAAGCCTGGATTTGGAAGATTAAAACAATCTTCAAATTTGATTTCGTTATTTTTAGGCATAACGTAGCCTCCTTTCAAATAAATT